ACCAACGATTGCACGGGTAAATGCGGTAGGAGCCGTAGTTTGACCGTTTGTAGCAACCACTTTGAAGACTGCGTTAGGATCATCCACAACATAGGCAAAAGCCATTGCTGTAGAAGTTGATGCACTAGCTGGATAGTATTGGCCCTGAACGGTTTGACCGTTAGAGTTTACATACTGACATCCAACCAAAACACCTACGCTGTCGCCAGAGTTGGTAGTGGTTTTAGCAATAATGTTGCCGCTTGTGTCAATAGCAACAGTATCACCATTCAAAATCGCTGTAGCATAAGCTGGCGATACGGGGATTTGACGGATCGCTCCGGCGTAAGGAAGACCATCCAGTCTGTTGACTGGTTTGAATCCATACGTCTTGCTGACGGTGGGATAAGCCATTTAAGGACTCCTAAAAAAAATTAACGACCAAGAGATACCTCACTGCGTCTATCTTTAAATAGAGGCATACGAGGATCATTGTTTTTCATGAACGTGTTATCAACCGATTCCATCTGAGCCTTATTCTGATTGGCGTAATACGCCTCACGTTGTTTAAGGAATTCTTCAGGAATACGACACAATAACAAACCACCTACTTCAATATTGCCTTTAAAGCGGCCTTCTTGAGTGGCGTGCATCATCATCTCAGGATAATCTTCTGCTCTTACAGGTTCATACCCTTCACGGAACTTGGAGGAGATATTAGCAGGATCGGCAGTACCCATCATACTAATGCGAATATATCTATGAACCCAACCAGGTCTAGCATCAGGCATAGGTAAGACTTCAGGTGGCCTCCAGGATTCTGGCCTGTAGGACTGAACTTCCCTTGTTTCTGTTTCTCTAGGTTTACGCACTTGATTTTCAGCCATGATTATTCACCTCTTCTATTCTGTTTAGCAACCTCTTTAGCGTAGACTTCCAATGGAATTCCAAGCTTTTTGGCGATATTTACCTGTGATGTTGTAAGCACGATCTTTTTAGCCGCTGTACTTCTTGTCGCAGGTGCAACATTCGATTTCTTAGGTGAAGGAGTCGCATCCACCTGTCTCTCAGACTCGAAAGCATCTGGGAAACGATTTTTCATTTCGGCATCAATCCTCTGGTAATACTCATCGCTAGTCGGATCAATTCGCTCGTCTTGCGTAAGCTCTTCGTGCAGTGCCAATGCATAACTTGTCATGCGTCGGTTTTGCCCGAACCAGGGATTCCGTGAACGCCAGTTTTCCGTTTTGTGGTGTAAACGTGGTTGTTCCGGTTGCCGTTGTTGTGTTTGTACCTCATTTTGAGATTCTTGTAAAGGGGTAGGCTTAAAGTTAGCAATCTTGTCGGCTTTTAATACGACAGTAGTAAGCTCTCTTTGTGCCTCTGCAATAGCAGAAGAATCCCCTGACTCATAGGCAATCCGCATCTTGGCTTCCGCCATAGCTACTTCATTGTCTACTACCTTTTTAGCTTGTTCTAAAAGAGCCGTGTGCCCTTGGTTCAATGAACCTTTGAGCCTTTTGTTCTCTTCTAAAACAGTTTGCGCCAATTTCAACGCCTCTTCGCGTTCACGAGACGCAGCCTCTTTGGCTCTACGTTCTTCGTGATAACCCTTGGTAAAGTGTTGAATTCTTTTTTTGACGCTTTCGTTGTAACTTTCCAACTCTTCGTCCGAAAAATCTTTTGGTGCTTCAGCCATAGGCTTGCGGTTTCGATCCTCGGGCGGAGTATCGTCTACCACTTCTACAACTGCATCATCTTCCAATTCAAAAGCAACGTCGTTGCCTTCTTCGTCTGGGAACTTGTATTGTTTAGTATCTAATTCAGCCATGATTACTCCTTAAGCAGCACGGGAAATTCCGCGCGGGTCTTGCACAACTGCTTCAACTTGATCATCTTTAATGATCCTAAACTCTTTACCGTGTATCTTTATACGTGTTCCCGTATTAGGACGAACAATAACAAAGTCACCTTTTTGGCAAGAAGCTCCACTTGGGAATCTGCTCTTATCTTTATAAGCATCAGGGCCCAACTCAATTACAAATAATACTGGCGACAGTACTTCTTCATAATGCATTGTGGTTCCAGCTTTAACCAATCCGCTCTCATACTCTTCATCGATGTCCGGTAGTACCGTTAGCAAATGAAATGTTTTGGGAACAGGAATTTGTCTCGCCTTCTCTTCTGCTGATTGGGGTAACGTTGTCGCAGTTTCCCCGTCTTGACTAATCAATAATTCACTCATCGTCATCTTCCTTATATCTTCGCACGAGGTCTTCTATCTCTTGCTCGCAGGTGGCTAGACCACGGATCACCCCCACAAGTTCACGGTACGCAGCGTAATCGCTTACACTGCCGTTCGCTACTGATTCAGTAAGCTGATTGCGACGATCTACAATCTTCCTACTGAGAAGTTCTAATACTTGTTCTATCATTTTTTATCTCCCAACTTAGACATGGCTAAAGCAGCTTTTACGCGAGCCTCTTGTTCTTGTTGACGAATTTTTTGTGCATGCAATTGTTCAGCCATCACCATGTCTTGCTGGTGCATCTGGGCTTTTTGTTGAATCTCTTGCAGCTTAGCAGCAGCCACCGCTTGAGGATTTTGCGCCTGTGCAGCTTGTGTTTTAAGTTGCAACTCAGCTTGCTTGATTTGCAAATCACCTTGCACTTTTTGCGCTTTGGTTTGTGCTTCTTGCTGGGCAATCTGCAATTGAGCTTGCTGCATTTGGATAAGCGGGTCTTGTGCTTGCTGCTGAGCTTGCTGTTGTGCAGCTTGTCCTTGAGACATTTGAAGAACTTGCTGGCTTGCCTGAGCAACCAACTTGGCCAACTGGACTTCCATGTCTTTTGGCAATTCTGCATCTGGCTTAGGCAATGTAGCACCCAATTGCGTTTCAATTTTTGCTCTATATTGGAATGCCAAATGCTCTGCAATGTGAGCCATGATGGCGCCTTGCATTTGTTGAGCCATAGGACTTTGACCAATTTGAGCCATGAGCAATGGGTCTTTCATCATTGAAGAGTGAACCGCAATATGTGCGTCATGATCCTGGTAGATAAATGCTTTTGTGGGCTTACCTGTCAAGAATGACATGTTCTCAGATACTGGATCGCGTGGTTTCTGATCATCGTCCGTAGGCACAAGCTTATCCGCATTCTTAATACCCAATACTTCCAACATCTGTCTATGTAGATTAGGTAAGTTATAAATTTGGGGCGCTTGTTGGGCCAACTGCATAGCAGCTTGGTACTGCATGATCCTCTGAGCCATGGTGCTTGAGTTAGGATCGGATACGGGAATGATGTCCACCGCATCATAGTCCTCTTGCTTGGCTTTCTTATCAGAAGTTCCAGGGGTATAAGAGTATCTCTTGGGTGCAAAGTCCCTGATAATGTCCTTGAGTAACTTAAACTCTTGTTTCATTGAGTAATGAACGCGAGCTTGGACAGCAGACATGGTCTTTAACTGTCTTTCTAACAAAGCCAAGGTCGTTCCTACAGGAGCATTCCCCGACATGTCCGAAATGTTCATGTCACTAACCGATCCAAGCTTTCTAGCCTCATCTGTAATAGTTGACAGAAGACCGGCCAACACCTGACTGGGTTCCTTGTAGGGAAGCGTCATGATGTTATCTTTAATCGACCCGCTGGGTACGTCTACATCCCTAAATTCTCCAGGAGCAATAGGAGTATCGTCCCCTTTGACCCTCAAACCACGGGATTTCAGTCCACCTGGTAGGTTAGCCAGCGAGCCAGCGTCCACTAACTGGCGAATAATCATGGTTCCAGCCCTGGCATATCCACCAATTAGGTGAATTAGACCAAAACCGTACGCACCAAACCCAGGAATGTACGTATATTGCACAAAATGCTGGCGTTTTAAGCGCTTTTTATCCTCTTCTTTCCAGTTTCTACGAATAGCCAGTACCTTATTGGTGCCTCTATCAATCGTAATCACGTATGGAAGAGCAATTTCGTCCTCATCTTCATAGCCAGGTAAGTTGTAATCTACGTGGACCTCGCAGATTTGGTATCTATCGTCATCCGTAATAGAGTATCCAACCTCATCAGCCTTCTTTTTCTCGATATCCGTGGGTATTTGTACCGGTTCACCCAGCTCTATGTCCCTATAAAACCCTTCAACCTGAAGTTTTCTAATGTCGTTCTTGGTCTTTCTCATTAAATGAGTGACCCGCTCGCAATGCATTACACCACTTGAGCCATAAGGCATGATCAAATCTTCAGCGCCGACATACATCGCCATCGCTCTACCCAATGCTGGGTCAGGATAAAGCTTCTTAAACGCCGATCCAATTAAGCCAAGATTCAATAACAATCTCTCATGCTCTGGTCTGTATTCAGACATTACATCGGTCAGCTCATAGTTCATATCTTCCTGAACCCTAGCAGCCATCTCTTGTTTTAACTGGTCTATCGCCCCTATAATCTGGGTCTTAACTGGACCAGCAGCAGGGAAACACTCTGATATCGTTTCACTCTGAAACCTAATCGCAGCTTCAGTTAATACTGTAGAGAAAACACCACACGCACCATTCCATGGTTCAGTTCTCTCTTCATACTTCATACCCAAAACTTCTAGACCCTTGACATATGTATCAGCCCATTCCTTGCGGCTGTATATATCCTGGTCTACTAATTGCATAAGCTCACCAGCAATCATGCCAAGTTCGCCCTCATTGATGTCCTCAGCTAAATTCGCATAGAAATCATCGTTGTAATCAATCCCCTTACTAGGCTCCAAATCAATTTCAATCCCACCTATACCAATATGCATACTCTCTGGATCTTCTACCTCAATCTCAATATCATTGTCAGGACTGACATCTAATGGAGGTACATCTGTATATAAAGCTTTGTCAAAGTTTGTTGCCATGTTGGCTCCTAGTAATACGCACGCTTGCGTTTAAAATAAGTAGGCTCATCCTCTTCGTCGGATTCAAGCCTGAGAAATCCACCCTGCCTGAATCTTATCAGTGCTTGGGTAGTGCTGTCCACATAGTCATCATGCTCGGCATTAGGAAACCTAGCAATCTCCTCAATTACATCATCCGCCCAAGGCAT